TAGCAGCTAAGTTTGGACCCCAAAGATATCTATTATTTGGATTACCTACTCCTCTATCATCTATAAGTTTCCAAGCACCAGCACCACCCCATATTGTAGTGCTTTCTCCTATATTTATGTCAAATGGTGTTGGAACATCATCACCATATTCAGTTCTTATTGCAAATTCACTTGCTGGTGGTTCATCTTCTATGGCTAAGGCTGCAGCCCGTGTATTAGGAGAGTAGCCTTCCGGCGGGGAAGTTGGTATAAGTTCTGTTGGTCCAGGAGCCTCTGGATTATAATAGCCAGCTGGGGGAGAAGTTGGTCGATTTTCAGTAGCTGGTACATCGGGGTAACTAAAAAGTGCTCTAACTCCTTTACCAGGAACAGTAGTTTTTATATCCATTCTAACATTTATAAAATCTCCTGCTTTTACACCAACACTACTTAATTTAGGTACGCTTGTCTGATTGATTAACAACGTTCTATAAAGATTACCAGCTGGCCAACCAGGTACACCATCAAACATAGCATTATTATCTGTAAACTTTAATGCATTTCCATTAGCCACACCTTCTCTCTGTACAATTTTTGCATGATAACCTAAATGTTCTGTACCTTCCCATATTCCACCATTCGTTCTGTAACCACCTTTACTATTCCAACTATTTGCTCGTACTGCATCTTCATGTAAATCAGAATCCCAATCGTATTTTTCAGAAAGCTTTGTTATATTCCCCATATCATCAGTTTGTAATATTTCAAAGGAAGGATTTTCAATTATATTAAAACCTGACCTTACCGCACTTTCTATTTCATCAACCTTATATACTTCTGGAATTGTTAATGTACCATTTACCATTTGTTGAGTAAAAATAAAATCATTAGTTTCAGGAGTTATAGCCAAAGTTGTGGTTTGATATATGTCACCACCAATAAAATTTATTTTAACATCTACTGATTGATATATATTTTTAGTTTGTATATTTACAAAATCATCAATATAAGTACCATTTATTTGTTTAGCTCTCAATCTAACTTCAGTTCTACTTGGTGATATTTCGTGTATTTGATATTTTAAATCTTCTACAGCTAATTGTTCAGCCGTTGTTGGACTATCTTTATATTCTTGTTCGGTAGCAGCAAATACTATACCATCTTCTGTAATATGTAATTTATTTTGATTAGTATAAATATCTCCAATTTTGGTATTATTTTTATCTACTGTATGAACTAATACAGCAGATTCATCACCAGCTAATTTTCTAAGAAAGTTATATTTGAGTTTAAATGTTCCACTCTCAAATCCTAAACTTCTTAAATTAGAACCAGGATAAAATTCTACATTATCATTTTCACTATTTAATATAAATTGAGATATAGGAAGATTTTCGTATTGAATTAAATTATCATTGGCATCATAAATTTCTAGATATACAAAGTCTACATTCTTTGTTCCCCACTTACCATTTTCATATGGTTTGTTGCCAACAATATCAATTAGATTAGCATCTAATATATTCTTATGTCTTTCCGTTAATTTACTTGCCATTAGAGTTCTCTAAATCCTCGTTGTAATACTTCATCCAATTGATCAGTAGTCTTTAACTTTTTAACTCTTAAATTATGAATTATTTTAGAGGAATCATCTTCTAAAAGTTCATTTTTATAAGGATCTTCAAAAAGTAAAATAGCATTTGATTTGTCTCTCAATAATAAACTTCCATCGTTTGCCGAGCCTGAAACATTAGCTTGATTTTCTAATCTAGCTTTTTTCTGTAAGTATTGTTGTTCATCTTCATTAATCAAATTTTGATAAAATGATAACTTTTGTAATTCCTCTTGTGTATAAGGCATTTTTTATCTCACTACTTTAAATACAAAATCATCATCGAAGTGTTGTATGGTTTCCTCTGTGGTGTTACTACCACTTACAACTCTAAATTGAAATTTGTAATATCTTTCCGATTGTAAACCATTCATCCAAAGGTTAAAATAATTTCCTGTTGAATCGCAACTTACAAGTGAACCTGTTCCATAATTTATTATTACATCTTCGGTTTGCGCATCTAAAACAGAATAATATGCACCATCTTCAACTGAAGTACTTCCACTCGGTAAATATTTGGCTGTTAAATATTCGGATGCAGTATTTGAATAAGATTTAGTTGGATATTTTGCTCTACCAACCAATCTAAACTTGATTTTAGAATTTTCTTTATATTCTGGTCTTAAAGTTTTCATATAAACCGACATATCTTCTAATTCAGTTGAAGATAAAGCACTTAAAGAACCCGTACTCCATTTTGTGTCATACCATTCAACTTCTAACTTTGGTGGATATATTGTATGAGTTTGTCTTGAAAAGAATTTAAAATTACCAAATCTTTCTGTGTTACCCTCATCAACATTTGTATCTACATTTTCAAAGCTACCACTTCTTTTAACTATAAACCCATTATTAGAATATGTACCATCTAACCATTTATTTACAATAGGAGTTACATCCATTCTCATATCTTCTGATTCATATTTAAAAGACTGAGAAGCATAAACTTCTTCATGCCAAGCACCACCTTGTTGTTCCGTAGAGGATCCGCTCCAAGGAGTTTTATTAGTCTGACCATCTTTATAATTCCAACTAGCACCTTCAGTAGTTGTTGGATTATCTTCAAAAAATCCATGCCCTTCTTCCCAACTTTCACTTACTGGATATGCATATATATTTTGATTAACTTTTAAATTTTCAGAACCAGCGTCATACATATTTAAGTAAAATTTACGATCGGAAGAAATAGTTCCATTTACTATTGAAGATGATATTTCACTTAAATCAAATTTCATAAGTATACGAGAAACTTTTACATTACCACCAGAGGTGCTCATAGTCTTTTGTATTTCTAATATCTCATCTAATCCTGTGTTTCCACTACCACTAGCTTGATATAAAGTTGTATCTATTTCTGGAAAAATAAAATAGTGCATTAGTTACCTCCTGATATATTACCGACTGATCTACCTTCAATATCCACATTTGGAAATTTTAGTTCAAAACAACTTGGATCTAGTGATGGATAAACAACACCATCTTGTGTAGCGTTCACTATATCATAAGCATTACCTGAATAACCACTACCCGCTTTAAATTTATTTGTAATTAAAACAGGATGACCACTTGGATTATTTTCCTCAGGTGGAACTACAGCAGATACACCATCTACTAAAGATATTTGATAAGATAAATCTGCTAAAACAATTGGTTGTCCTATTTGCCATTTATCTATATTGAAAAAGTCTGTTACTACTTGTATAGCTTTCAAAACAACTTCTTCTTTATTGTAACCGACTTTAGTTAAAATATTAAACTTAACACCGATATTAATCACAAATGCATCTTTAATATTTACAGCATCTGTTACCATTCTATATTGTGTTAAGTAGGTTTGTACATTTTCTTTAACTGCTTGATTAACTGTAGTTAATCTTTTATTAGCATTAAAACCTAATAAATACATATTAAGAGCTAATGGATTTATAATTCTAGAATCAGAATTAGCTCCTGTTGTACTATCCAATTGACTATCTTGCACAATATAAGATTTTGCTATATTGCCATATTTAGGCGGTAATGCATAAACTCTAGCAATATAATCTTGTTTAGTAACAGCTCTTTGTTGAGCTTGAAAATAAGCTAGTGCATTATTCTTTACCTCTGCAATACTTTCAGCACTTCTTCCCCCGGCAGCTGGAGTTGGATTATTAATAGCTATTGAATTTTTAGTAGTTGTTGCTAGTGCTGAATCTAAACCAGTTTCATCCAATTCTACATCAGCTGATTGAATACTTCTCAAGCTACTTGCTCTAATATTATTAATAACTCCACCACCGTGTCTATAAGTAATAGTTAATTGAGTATTAGATGGAGCTTGACCATACGCTTTAGTTGCAAGAAAATTAGAAGGATCAAAAGCGGTATTTAAATAAGTCGGTGAGCCAGGTAAAGAAGAACCAACATTATCTGGATTTGGTATTATTTCTTCATCAGGACTATCTGATGTACCAGCTCCGAATCTTAATTCACTTCTACCATCCTCTCTAATATAAGTCGTGAATCTTCTTGTAGTTTTTAAAAGTTTTAATAAATAAGGAGCTTGGTCAGAATGAGTATAAAGAGTATCATCATTTTTAATTGTATTTTCCATATCAGTAAATACTGTATCTTGTGCTAAATAATCAACCTCATACCAATTATTTCCATCACTATCTGTTACAGAAATTATTTCTAAAAGATTCTTATTTCCTAATGCTATTCTCTTATATTTTTCAGCATTGTTAAATGTGAAATATTCTGTTGTTACTGCACCACTTGAACCACGAATACCTTTTTTTAATAAATATGTTACTGGAACATTAGCAGAACTTTCATATACTGTAATTGTCATAGGATCGTAAGAACTAGAAAACTTAAAATTACAATCTTCGGTTGTTACAAAAGAAACTCCTGTATCAGATAGTAATTCCATACCAGATTTCAAATTCATAGCGTAATTTAAATCAGGTTTTGTAGTATAACTATCACCAGTTCCGGATGTTACAGCTGGAACAGTTTGAAAAACATCTATATCAACAGAAGAAGCTGAAGATAATTTTGGTTTATATCCTAAAGACTGAGCCATATTATATACAGTTCTTTTTTCTTCAGCGAAAGATAATAAACTTTCTTTAAATTGATTATCTATATAATAAGAAAGAACATCACCCACATAAGATGCCATTTCTATAAACATCATTCCTGGTGATGCTTCATTAAAATCGTTATAAGCATTTGGAAAATATATTTTGGTAAACTCTATTAGATTATCTTTAAAAGATGTAAAATCTTTATTTAAATATCTAACTTCTTTTACTGATTTTTTTGGTGCTGAATATGGCATTTACTTTCTCCTATTACCCTTGTGTTGTAAATCCGTCGTGTGGATCTTGAGCTAATTCTCCAGTATAAGATGATAAATCCAAAGCTAAATCTTCTTCAGAAGTTAAATCTACATTTAAACTAAATCTAAGATTAACAATAGCCGTAGACATATTGTTATTAGAAAAATTAGTTTCAATACTTACAATATTTACAAATGGTAACCACTCACTCATAGCTGCTCTTATCTCTTCTTCAACTCTACTTTCTAAATCTGTGTTTTCTTGTGTAAATACTAAAGAAAGTAAGTTAGTGCCAAAAGTAGGATTACCTAATCTCTCACCTTTGTTAGTTAAAAGAAGATTTTTTATATTTGATTTAGTTTGTTCTAATAAGGTTTTAGTTCTATTAAAAAAACCACTTTGGGTATGAGTTAAAGGTAACTCACATCCAATATAAGTATCTTCATTTAAATCATTTTCAATTACACCCATTATAATTTACCATCTTTCTTTTTTAAAGCGTTCATTACACCACTATAATCTTTTGTTAAATCTTGCATCACATCTTGTACTGCTTTGTTTGATGTATCTACACCAGCTGCTTGTGCTGTTTGTAAAGCACCCATCTTTCTTTTCTCTTCAGCACTACCCATCATTCCACTATAACCCATAGCTTCAGCCATTTTAGAAGAATCAAAAGTTTTGCCGCCCATTGTTGGATACTCATCAAACTCTTCACTTTGAGCAGTTTCATTAAGTATTTTATTTAAGGTTGGGTTTTTAGTATAACTTACTTCTTTAGGCTTAGATTTTTTAGGAACAGGTTTTGGTATTACTTCAGGCACACCATTCGTATTCTGTGATATAGCCTTAGCTCCTTCACTAATAAGTATCTTTCTAACCTCTTTTTGTACCTCTTGTTTAACTATTTCTCTAATTAAACCTATTATTTTTTTACTGTTTGACATAGTAACTCCTATTTATATATAAATATTAAGAATTTAATTTTCTCTTTCTTTGCTCACGCAAAGCTTTTTTTCTTTTCATTTCTTTTTGTACTTTTTTTAATTTTTCTTTTGTATCAATAATAAATTTATTAAAATTTTCTATTAATTGTGGTGTAACATTTAAAGCATTTTTTGCTTCTTCTATTTCCAATTTTACTTTTTCTATTATAAATTTTTGTGCAACTGCTACAGCAGCACTAGCAGGATTTAACGCAGAAGATATTGTACTGGCTTTTTCTGTAGTTTCAGCTACTGTCTTTGCCGCTTTTAAACTTGTAAGAACAGAATTTACACTTTTTACTATTTCCTTTACTTGATCAATTTTCTCTTCAGTATCTTCAATTTTTTGTAATATATCCTTTACCTGTTGTCCTTGAGATTCACCTTTTCTTGTAGCTTTTACTATATAATCGATTTCAGTTTCAATTTCTTCTTTTGGTAAATCAAATATACTTTGAATAGTTTTTTTAAGTCTGTCTGATATAGCACTCATAATTAACCTTGTACACCACTTGTTCTGAATATTTGGTCTGGTTCACCTACTACTTCATTAACAGCAGTTGGTCCGGGATCAAAAACATTTTCTGTTATGTATACTGTATCACTTAATATTTGTGGTAATTCGTCTTTCATTTTTTCCATTTCTTTTTTCATAACATTAGCAGCATCCCCTACTTCAGCTACACCAGTTGCACTAGAAACACTATTAGAAAAACTATTTAAAGCAGAAAATAGCTTTTCAAATAAATCTTCTAACTGATTTCCCAGTACCATTGGATTCGTAGATTCTGCGTCACCCAATGTAATTCTACCACCAATAGCATTAACACCTAATTCTAAATTGATTTCTTCATTAGCTGATAAGTTAAGGTTTCTATTAGCAAACATATGTATATCAGTTCCCTTAGAATTAAAAACTAATTTATCAGAATTAAGTGTAATCATATCACCATCTAATACATCAGGAGTTGTTAAGGTTATTGTGGCTGGTATTAGAGCATCTACTTCTCTAGCTGGACCTGAAGTAATAAAAATAGATGAACCATCAGCATTTATATTTTGTAAATGTGGATAGTGTGCATCTTTTGTTTTTTGTGGTGGAACTGATTGTCTATTAGTTATTTTTATTTCTGGATATTGATAATAAGGATCACTTCCAAATTTAATACCCTGACCAAATCTACCATTCATAACCATATCCCCATACTCCCCAAGTATAGTTCTATTATGTTCTGTTGTGTGTGCTGTTATTTTTGA